GATCCGCAGCTGACCCTTGGATCAGCTTGTTCAACGCCTTGTAAGTAAACGCTCTTTTTAGATTATTGATGTTCCCATACTCTTTCAACGCATCTTCATACGGCAACGGTTTGTTGTAGCCAAAGGTTCGAGGTTCCCAAAGATGGAAGCGGCACTTACGTCCTAGCAACGTGCGTATCTGTCCATGCTTCTCTGCTCTTTGACTGGCAACATTTGCAAGTTGCTTCACAAACGGCACGTTCTCTCTGTGCCTTTCAATCAGATCCTTGGCTTCCTGATTCGATATGTCTAGCTGTGCCGCTAGTTTGCCCACACCCATGCCGTACATAATCCCCAGGTTAACTGTCTTCGCCTCTTTTCGTTTGATGCCTGCAAGGTCTGCAACCATCTGATGCAGATCAACATCACCCTTCTGATACTCTTCTACGATTGTATCAACGACCGGGTGCCGCATATCGCTAGGCATACTAGCTGCAAAGTGAACCAGTAGCCTCGGCTCTTGGCTCGAATAGTCAAACGATCCCCACTTCTGTCCCTCCTCTGGCACAAACAACCCACGGATCATAGCCTTGATGTCAGGATCTCGTGCCGGAATCTGCTGAAGGTTTGGGTTAGAAGACGAGAACCGCCCTGTTACCGTGCCCCCATCATCGGATCGAAGCTGATGAAACTCAGTATGTATCCTACCGTCCTTCTCGTGCCTGAGTATGGAGTCGATAAACGTACTGTCAGCTTTGTCAAACTCTCTCAGTTTTACGATCATTTGGCACACTTCGTGTGGGTGCATGTTTAGATATTGTTTGGTAAAAGAAGGAGCACCCGCTTCTGTCTTCGGGTACTCCAAGTTCAGGGCTTCAAAGACTTTGAGTACAGACGCTCCCGCCCATGGTTCTATCTCCACGCCTGTCTTTCGCTTGATTTCTGCTTTCAGTTCTTTGACCTTGGCCTTTAGTCCCTGACGAACTATGTCAGCTTTGTCCAGATCAACACGAACCCCCCGTGCCCTCATCTCAAGCATAAGCGGAATCAAACTTGTTTCAAGATCAAAAATGTGTGTCAATTCCTGAGATGTAATCTCTGTCTTCAGTCTCTCCCACAACTTCAACGTCATGACGGCATCTTGTTCAGCGTATGCCCCGACATATTTTGGTGGCAGTTTCCACATGTCAGCCTTGGGATCAATGCCCCAATCTTTCGCCGCAGCGCGAAGCATCCGCTCGTCCTTGCGCATGTCGATGTAATCACGCCCCAGATTGTTCAGGCTGTAAGACCACCTGTTCTCGTCCACCAGTGGCGAAGCGATCATTGTGTCGATTATCTTACCCTGAACCTCTACCCCCTCTGCACGGAGCCATCCTGCGTCGTATGTGGCATTGTGCATGATCTTGTCGATGTTTGGTGTAGCCATCTGCTTCTTGAACCATTTCATCGTCATCTTAGGATCGAGGTTGTGTCCATTTTGGTGCCGAATAGGAAAGTAACCCTTGTATTCGCCTGCTGCTATGGCAATCCCAACGATGTTTCCATCATCCCGTGCCCAACCAGGGCCTAGCTTCTGTATGTTCGGATCTCTGGTTTCCAAGTCTACAGCCACAGTTTTGTATTGTGTCAGGTCTGGAAACTCTGATGGGATGTTCCAATCTGGATCTAGGGACTCCCCCAGTTCCAATCTAGCCATAAGATCAACCGTCTTTTTATCTTTACGATCTCTCGCCATTTTATTTCTCCCGATCAGAGAACTCTGCACCAAGTGCACTGTATCCGCACTTGTCGATCCAACTATCTTCATTCGTTAGTTCGTTAAGGAGACGAGCGGTCTTTACCCAGTCCATCATCAAAGCCACATGCTGTGGTGTGATGTAACCATCTGACTCTTTTATTATTACATTCCAACCAACTGCTATGCGGCTGAAGTTATCGTATGCGTCTCCATAATCCTTGGCTCTTTGACCGTTTATATATTCTGCTGCTTTCTCAAGAACTTTATCTCTTTTCATAATTTGTATTTATACCTGTGATCTGTGTCCACTAGGAACAGCCTGTTTTTGGTTCTCGTCAGGCCAACGTACATGGCCCGATGCTCGTCGTCAGGATGCTTGCTGTTCACACAGGCTTGTGTTGAACCCAAGAAAACAGCGCAGTTATCATCCTCACCGCCCTTCATCCCATGGAATGTGGACAGCTTTATGCGAGGTGGAGAACTGATGTCCTCTCCTCTACGCTCAATGGCTCGAATGTACCTCATATCATCCTTACCAAATCTAGCGATTTCTAACGGGTCCTTGCTTATGTTGGCAATCATGCCAAACTCAGACACCAGTTCGTCGTATGTCAAAAAAGATTCTGGGTTAGCTGCATCCAATAACTTTGCAGATCCACGCTTTACAACAGCATGGTCTCCTTGCTTCGGTACGAAGTCATACAACGCCCTTACAGACGCTAGGTCTACACCTTCATTCTTTTGCAGTCTACGCCACGTAGCAGCCGCCATGGCTGCGTCTTGGTTTATGCTACTGGTTCCCTTGATCGAAAACAAATACCCATCCTGTCGTAGCGCATCTCCCCAACTACGCACGAAAGAGTTTGTCCTTGCCATCAGAGTCCAAGATCCCTCTGTAAAGTCCATCTCATGAGCGTTCATTGACCAATCTATCCGACCCTCGTTGTCGGTTGGAAAGAACTCCTTCTCCCTTCGTCCATCCTGTATCCGCTTAACAACCTTTTGTGACAACTCATGAACCGACCTGGGCATACGATAACTTTGTGTAAGAACTCGATACCTTGTAGACACACCGAGAAAACGTTTTACATCCACACCCGTCCAACGGTGGATAGCTTGGTCGTCGTCTCCTGCAATCAATACCCGGTTTGCTTTCTCGGCTATCTTGGAAACCATCGACCATTGCAGCGGCGTCAGATCCTGTGCCTCGTCCACGATAAGAAGATCTAGTGAGGGCGGCTCACCCATCTCCACGTACTTTTCTATTTGATCCGCGAAGTCAAACTTCATCGTGTTATCTTTATACGCCTTTACTTGTTCTGCGACCTTTCTGAACTGATCGAAATTCAAAGCGTGGTTGGCAACGTCGTTGAACTCCTGTGCAATTGAGACCATCCTGTACCGTGCCCTGTTCTCCATCTGAAGATAGACATCTCCCGTATCAATGGCACCAGGCATAAGCATTCCGTCGTCAGGGTTCACTGCCCTTGTTCCTCGAAACCTCAACCCAAGACTTCTACCCAAAGCATCCCAGTCCTCTGTAGCCATCATGTCTGTGTTTGATAAACCAAGACCGTTGAATGCCCACGAGTGCAGCGTCCTGAACCACGGCATCTGTTTACGATCCAAGTTAAACTTGGAGGACGCTCTGGAAACAGCCTCCTGTATGGCCTTGCGCGTGAATGAGACATATCCAATCCGATCTGGTGGTGTTCCAGAAGACAGTTCGCTCTCTACCTCTTCCATAAGAGTGTATGTCTTTCCGCAACCGGGCGGCCCGAATATAATCTCAGAGTGCGGTATCATCCCTGCACCCCTCGTGGTCTGGTCTCAAGCCACTCTTGGACTTCTTCTTCTCTCCATCGAGTCGCACTACGCTTGCCATCGTCTTGCCCAAGAACCACAGGTTCTGGGAACTCTCCATCATTGACCCACTTGTAAATGGTGGAACGCGAGATGTTTAGCCATTCCGACACCTCGCCTATTCGTAATAATTTAGAACGGGATTTCATCAGTTTTCTCCTCGGCAGTAATTTCTACAGACATATCTTCGAACTCAGGAACCCACCAAACACGGATGGACGTTCTTCTGCCATCGTCCCGTCTGATGTTCTTAGTTCCATGACATTCTTGATCATGGTTTAGATGTTTCAGTTGATCTTGCACCTGTGCCCTGGTGTATTGAGTAAACCCTCTGTTCTTGAGGTACTCCATCAAAGCTTCAATACGGAACATGGTTGTTCCTCTCTCTGTCCATGGCTTGCCCATCTCTATTTCTTCGGGAGCCATGGCTCTTATACGACTGGTACAATAGTCGCGTAAGTGGTTTTTAAACTGTCCGGCGTAGGTAAGTTCTTCGGTCACAGATAATTTCGTTGCTGTTTGCATCATTGAGTTTATCAGCTTCTGCCAATCCCCAGGCTTGGGAACTGGTGGCATGATGTCCAGTTGCTCCATGCAAGCTTTCTGAAACAACGATGGATGTTGCAGCTGATCCGTAGACAAGACCAGTCTTCCGCCATCGACAGTCAAGAAATACAAACGTGGTTCTGATTGCATGATAGTAAGTGCATCGACTCTTGGGACATCTGCACCATCGTTTCCAATGCCATACTTTCTAGTCTTACATATCTCTTTGTTGCAGTGATCCTTCAAAGGACAGATGTCACACTGGTAGAAGTAATCTTTTTTCTCCAAAGATTTCTGTAGCTGCATGACCTCGGGTGCAGGAAGTGGAGGCTGACAAAGCAACCTGTTATATTCCTCGTGATGCTTCTTCCAATCATCCGTCCACTTCTTTCTACAGTATACACCCACCGCAAACAGAAAGATGTTTCTGTTCTCCGTGACCTTGCCCAGACTTGAAAGCAACTCCAAGCAATAGGCACCGTCGCCAAAATGTTTTCGGTCTCCTGCGAAAGACATCTCGTTTAGTTCTGCCATTGAGACCTTTTTCTTTTCTACGTTTATCAGAAACGTAGCAAGATCCATGGCCTCACACTTCTTATCAAAGCAATAACGCATTGTCTCTTCGGCATTGAAGTATGGAAGGTTGATAAAGTTTCCTAGATCCCCTCTGTCCTCAATGATTGTGTCTTGCTTTGGAAAGATTTCACAACCAGAGAACCCGATGGCTGAAGCCATCTCGGATAATATCTCACGGACCAGAGCAGCAGGCTCCCAGTCCTTCAAGAATAAAAACAAATGAGCACCGCCAGATTTGGATCGACAGTGGTGCAATGGTAATTTTAATTGTTGTATCTTTTGACTAAGAGATTTGTGATCCAGGTCATAGACATCTATGTCCAATGCTCCGAACTTACACACATCTCCAGACTTGATAGGTATGGCACCGATTCCTTGCACCCCATCAATGTGTCCCTGTACTATATCTTCTGTCAACGATCCTCGGATCACGAAACTCTTTGCATCTGCTTTACCGTTTCTACCAATCCGACCCACCGTGGTTTGACCGTGGCCTTTCTGTGAACCCTCGAACACAGACATCAGTCTTTTTGCTGCTGACATATTCTGCTCCTGATGAGGTTGAATGAGGGCACAAGGAAAAAAGGAGAATAAAACCCCGTGCCCCCAAAACTGCTACCTAGAATGGAATTTCGTTATCCATGTCTACAGAACTATCTGGTTCCTTTGCAGCTTTAACCTCACCCGCCATGATCGACTCACGGAAAGCTTTAGCTTCCATCAATAGATCACGCGAAGTTACCAAGCCCTCTTTTTCTACTTGGTAGTTGCCCCACGTACCTTGGTCGTTTGACTCTTCGGTAGTAGAGATTCGCCACACCGTAGCATAAACAGCAGGTGTTACCATCTGTCCAGACTTCGGGTGTTTTACTTTCTGCATTGCAATCTGAGTTTTCCAACGTCTGCTCACCTTCAACTGGCTTGACTTCATGTCAACAACCGCAGGTTGAAACGATCCGTCTTCTTCAACAATCAGACAATAGTGTTGATCAGAACGAACAAGTTCATGACCGTTGGGTAAAATTTCTTTTGCACCCTCACGAGTTGTCTTTGTAAGATCAGGATCGTTGGCAGGACGTTCTCCTTGGAACCCACCGCCTTGCTCTCTAGGAACAAACTCCAGATACTTTGTCGTCTGGAAGCACGGGATCAGTGTGATCCCCATGTCGCCATCCCAGTGTTGACCAGTAACTGTATTGAATATATCTCCTTGCGTTGCCCCCTCTATATACTCAGGCTTCTTTTTGCTGAGTTGTGGAGACATTGCTTGAAGAATACGAATAAACGGTATCTGCATTTCGGAACTGTCAAATGACGCCCCGTCTCCTGCTGTTTCAAAGATATCATCAATTACATCGGTGCTAACTTCCACACCTTTTGCTTTTGCTACTGCATTTGCCATTACACTTTCCTCCGTATTTGTGCTGCGTTTGCAATGAATGCCCCGAACATATCGAGGTTGATTGGTTTACCATCCGTGACACGTTCTTTCACAAACGCTTTCAATGTGGATGGATGTACATGGGTCTTGGTCGATGGATCAAAACCCTTCTCTCGCAAGATACCCACAACGTCTCCTGCCAGATTGTCTTCGCCTTTGCCAAAAGAACAAGTGATATCGTTCTTGATGATATCATCCAGTCCATTCTCACGCAGCCATGCGAATGCTTCTTCCTTGCGATCCTGTGGAATAGAAGCGTGAACCATCATCTTACGTTCAACGGTCAAACCGTCAACGTCGATACGTTCCATACCCATCTCATCCATAAGTGCCGGAATGTTTTCGGTAGAGAGCTTGTGCTTCTCTGCCTTTATAGTCTTCAAGTATTGTTCTGCATCGGCAATTTGATCTTCAACCTTACGCAGCTTGCGAACCAAGTCACTTAATTGTTTTCCTGTGCCGCTATCGACTTTGGCAAGTGCCTCGCCATCGTCAAAGTAGTCTTCGAATATATCAGTCATAAGTTTTTTTCCTCTTCAGGGTTGAAATTATAGATCATTTGATCCATGTATAATACAACATAGGGAGTTCTGTATGAATTGCAAGTATAAATTTAAAACAAATCCATATAAACATCAAAAGACTGCATTGGATCTTGGTGGACACAAGAAGTTTTTTGGTTACTTCATGGAGATGGGAACTGGTAAGTCTAAGGTTTTAATAGACAATATCGGAATGCTCTATCAACAGAACATAATAAACTTTGCATTGATCATTGCACCAAAAGGTGTGTACCGCAACTGGGTACAGAAAGAAATTCCAGAGCACATGTCTGATGATGTCCCTGTTCGAGTGATTCGGTGGGTGGCAAATGCAAACAAGACACAGACAAAAGAAATGCGATCAGTGAGAGATCCGTTTGACGGGATGACTATCTTTGTCATGAATGTCGAAGCATTCTCCACGGTCAAAGGAAAGAAAGCGGGGGAGTGGTTGGGTCGTGCGTTTGGTTCGAGAGGAATGATTGCCATTGATGAATCAACCACGATCAAAAACCCCAAAGCCAAACGCACTAAAAGTCTTAACAAAATAGCAGAGGCATTCAACTACAAAAGGTTGTTGACAGGGTCTCCGATAACAAAAAGTCCGCTTGACATCTATTCCCAGGCTGAGTTCCTACAAAAGAATGTTCTCGGATATGATTCATTCTACGCATTCCAAGGTCGATACGCTGTGTTGCAGCGGAAGAAGATGGGAGCACAGGCGTTCAATCAAATCGTCGGGTTCAAAAACCTAGACGAACTGACAGTAAAGATCGACAAGTTCTCGTATCGAGTTCTGAAAAAAGATTGTCTTGACCTACCCGAAAAGATTTACACTGCCAGATACGTGCCGACCACCAAAGAACAGAAACAAATGTACGAAAGTATCCGGCGTCATGCCATGGTTTTGTTTGAAGATGGTGAAATGACCTCGGCTCCTGCTGTGATTACACAGTTACTCAGGCTACAGCAGATACTTTCTGGTCACTTGAAGACAGACGATGGCGAGATGATATACTTTCCATCCAAAAGAATGGATGCACTTGCAGAAATCATGGATGAACACGATGGCAAAGCAATCATCTGGTCCCGCTTTCGTTACGACATCCAACAGATTGTAGAAATGCTCAACAAAAAGTTTGGATACGGTTCAGCTGCTGCATACTTTGGCGACACTTCTGATGATGAACGTAATAATATTGTGCAAAACTTTCAAAATCCGCAACATCCTTTGCGGTTCTTTGTTGGTAATCCACAGACCGCCGGATACGGTCTGACATTGACGGAAGCAAACCTGGTGGTGTACTATGCGAATGACTTTAACCTCGAAACTCGTATGCAGTCAGAGGATAGGGCGCACAGAATTGGACAGAAGAACAACGTGACATACATTGATCTTATAACTGAGGGTTCAATTGATGAGAAGATTGTGAAATCTTTACAAGCTAAGATAGAAATTGGTGCAAGAGTTCTTGGAGAGGAGGCTAGACAATGGCTGACTATGATCCCGACATAACAAAAATATTGGAAGAACGGTGCGTTGGATACGCTTCGGAAGAGACAGCTGCAAAAGAAATAGCGAAGCTGACTGGCCTCAAGTTAGATGTAGCAAAGGCTTTTTGTAGAGGATGGTCGAAGATGTCGGCTGTTGAAATAAGAGGATATCGCAAGGGTCCAGACTGGGTGAATAAAAAGTATTTGCCAGAATCGTAACTCGTGTTACCATAAAGATACTGCTCGTACTTTTCATAGCTCCATATGAAAAGATTAAATCTTTTGGGATACTGAGGGGGCTTCGCCCCCTCTTTTTTAATGCCAGGTTACTTTGTTAAGATCCCTTGCACCACCACGATTGTCCTTCTTGTGAAAGTCTATGTCGTATTGTTTGGATGCTTGATGCACAGCCTGACGAGATATGCCAAGCTCCCTTGACGTTTCGGATATCGTTAGACCTTTCTCGGCACACTTCCTGTAATCGTCAACCGTGTACTTCCATTGTCTCATATTTTAACCCCGTTAGTTCTCAACTTTGACACAAACTCTTTAAGCTCTTCTCGTGCTTTCCACAAGTCCTGTTGTATGTTGGGTCGTGCGTCGTACCTGTAACGCTCTTCTTCCAACCTGTTGACCTGTTGTCTTAAAAAGCGATACTCGAACTTATGCGCGGGGCTGAGTGCTTCATCTCCCATCTTTAACCTTCTCCTTATCCAAAGGTTCTTTCTCCCAAGGCGGTTCAGCCAAAGTGATATCCTTTCTCTTCATTACTGACATCCGGCGTTTGTAACCGAGCCACTCTTTTTGTGCCTCAGTCCACTTGCTCATCCTTGGTTTAGTTTTCTTCATCAGGTCTCACCTTCGGTTTGATGTTAGGTTTCTTTACACCGGATTGAAATGGTGTCTTCTTACAGTACATCATAATCTCGTTGCCATATGTATCGGCAAGTACATCGTACAAGTTATCAAGAACCCCGTCCCCAAAAGCATCGTAACAAGCCTCCTCACTCGGGAAGATAACAGAGGTTGATACGTCTTGGTCTTCAACCACGTACTCAATGATCAGTAAGGTATAGAATAGTTTAAACATTATTTTGGTTCCTCCAGGAAATCATCAAACACCGAAAGATTAGTGCTCTCGCACATCAGGCATTTGCTTTCCATTATTTTTTCAACTTTAGATACGGACATAGGAAATCTTCCTGCAACCCACATCGACTTACAATCTTCGCAAAACAACTTCAGGTACTTACCTTGAGGTTGCTTTCTCACAGTCCCTAAAAACTTAGCCAAGTTGTTGCTTGCCCTCGTCCGTAATCTCCCAGACAAAACAAGGATTGCCCACGGGATAAATGTGGGACATCTGCACCCACCCTTTTCCCTTCATCGTGGACAGATAATACGCAACCGTGCTCCGCTTGACCGCAGTCCGATCTGCTATCTGCACAGTCGTGCCCTTGTCTTTGTCTACTTCTGATAATACTTGATATGCTTTCGTGTTCTTTCTCATTTGATACCTCAATGTTTATAGATAACTTCTTCACGCAGATCCTCAGTCGCCATGACCATCATCTCCGCACCTAACTTCATGTCTTCTGCGTCCCAGTACTTACTGGCAATGTTCATGAGCGTTGCTAATACCTCCATGTTGCTCATGTAATCAGGCAAGAGCTTTGATATGTTGTCAAACCAAAGCCCTTTTTCCGTTTGACCCTGCGGTCCCTCGCACAGATGGTGATCCATTCCATCAAATACCATGCTTATTGACCAAGTTAAAACATTATCGAGCTTTTTGAGTTTGTTCACAAGCTCTTGAACCTCGGACCAGTTCTCTTTCAGTTCCCAGTGTGGAAGCTGACTGATTTCTAAAAACCCTAACGGTTCAATATCCTCCAACCATGTAACTACATACATCATTTTTTCCTTTTTCTTTTTGTCCTGGGAGCATCTATAGGTGGCAAGTCAGCCACCAGTGCATCAGGATTGTTACGTTTAATTCGAGTATTGACGCCAATGTTATGGTTCAACTCTCGTAAGAACTCTTCTGCTGTTGCATCGCCGTCACGGATCTCCTGAACGCGATCCGCGACGTAGTAAATACAGATCCTATCGTCAATCATATCATACCTCCTTTCTCGGTAGATGATAACTTTTCTTTATCCCGAACCTCGGGTGGCCTGCCTCGTAGCCATGGATGTACTGCTCCCAACGATTGCGAACCGTGCTCCAATAAGACCTCTCCCAATGTTCTTCTGCCATCCTCGGATGCCCACGACGAAAGTGTAGGGCTTGCTTGCCACCAGACTTTGTCTCTTCATCCTTCGACTTGACTGGTTCACCCACATTCCACTGGACTAAGTTCCAACTGTCAGGAGTAAACTTACCCAACATCTTTCTTATCTTTGCCTTATGGAAGGGATGAACTTTCTGCTGTCGTTGAACCACGAACCTCGGTGTGTTTATGGTCTGTAAAAAAGCACAGGCAAATTGTGCCATTTCCATCACCATGATTTTAAAATCATCCGTATCAGCATCATATGTAGTAATAGTACCTTTGATGGTGTCTACTTCTCCCACTTCGAGTGGTTTGGTATCCGCTATCGTATCGGTAGGCAAAGGTCGGTATATTAAATCAACGTGGAAAATCCGGCAGTACCGTTCATCCTCTGGATCGTTCACAAGACTGGAACAAATGTACATTGCCTCAGAACTTTTTGATTGAGACCCTTTAAACCAGTCACCGTTTTCACCCCAACGCTCTGCATCTTTGTCGCCTTGAGCAATAAGGTTGGCATACAAACCGACCTTATTGGCAGGTAGCACCACATCTGTAGAGGGAGGTGTCTCGTGCTCTGGAAAAATGTTTTTGAGATTTATGGAAACATACTCAAAGATCTCGTTCACATCAAAGAACTGGATGTCCTTTGCCATTGTGTCAGCCAACCGATGAAACCCATTCGATCTATAGAAGTGCACCATGTCACGAACAAAGTATAGCATCTGCCTCTTCGGAGACTTAGGTACAGTGCCAACCCTGATTTGTTTGGCTAGGGTATAAGCCTTAGACATCTCTGGATCTCCGTAGGTGTCCTTCAAGTTCATGTTACCCGAACCAAACGTGGCTTCGTTGATCAGAAAGTTTTCATTCTCCTTCCTATCTAGACTGCTCCACTTTTTAAAATTCTTTTCAGTGGGCACAAAGAGTGAGGATGCGTTGGTTACACCTTCCACTACATTTGGATTTGTTCTGTGTCCATTATGTCGTCTTCCTTTTCTTTTAGTCATTGTTTTACCTCCATGTAACTTTCAATTAATCCTTGCGCGACTTGCGCCGTGATGGCGTTTCCGTAGGCGCGGAGTCGTCCCACTCGGGCGGTAGCCCCATGAGCCAACGGGAATGACTGGGGTCTAACTGGCCTCCACTTTCCATCTCGGCATAAGAGCCAGTCAGCATCTGCCCAGAAGCCGTTAGTCTCATAGGCTCGGGTTTCGGTGTCACCTCCCCCTTTGCCTCCATCACCGCTTCGATCATCTCGGGAGATACTTGCTCCCTCAGATTGCACGGGAACGATCTGTTCTTTCTTGTCGTCTGGTGCATCTTGATCATCGCTTCCTTGCTTCGAAGTGGCAGACTGTCCATCGTGTTGGGCGTTGCCCATCCCGATATCTGTGCTTGCTCTGGAAGATTGTGACCCCGACTGTTCCACTCCTTGACCGACTCTGGTTTCGCCGCTCCCTTGTGATCCGCCGTGGTCGGTGTCGCCCATCCCGTCAGCGCTTGTGCCGTGTCCGCCAATGTCATTGAGCGTCCTGTCTCTAGTCTTCTCTGACTGAATTTCTGTGGATCTTTCACGCGGCTCATGTTGTCGTCCGCTACTTGTGGCGTAGGCCACCCCCATAGCACCGCTACCACTTCCTCCAGATTGGATTTGTTGCGGTTCGCTAACTTGTCTCGGTTCTGTTCCGTGATCTCGGGATGCACCTTGTTCGCTCTCGGCGTAGGCCAACCTGTCAGTTGTGCCGCTACGTCCAACGTGTCCGTGCTGATCTTGCCGTTGCGTATCCGACCCCCTTGATATCCACCCTTGTGATCTCGGGTTGTCGGTGTCGGCCACGAACCAGAGACGTTGCCTGATGTGCGGCGCACCGAAGCTCGCAGAGCAGAGATCGAAAGCCCCGATGGCGTAGTCCGATCCTTCCATGTCAGCTTGTACAAGGTCGATCCAACCGAGGCCGTCTTTGCTTGCAACCTGTTCTCCAAAGACCGTTGGAGGTCGGCACTCTTCGATGAGGTGAAACCAGTGAGGCCAGAGGTGCCGCTCGTCAGCCATCCCTTTTCGGCTACCTGCGCCGCTGAAAGGTTGGCAAGGACACGATCCTGTCCAGACTGGTCTGTCGTCCTCCCATCCTGATTGTCGGAGCGCGTGGCTCCAGATTCCAATTCCCGCGAAGAAGTGACATTGAGTAAATTCATAAAGCTCTTCTGGTTTGACATCCGATATACTCCTTTCATCGACCACACCATCGGCAATGTGACCATCTCTAATTAAGTTTCGTAACCATGCCGCAGCATAGGGATCTATCTCGTTGTAGTATGCGCTCATTCCTTCACGCCTCCCACCAGTTCTATGAGAAAGTCCACGCTATCCAATTCTGCCTTACGCATCTCTTTCTCTCTCGGATCGCGTGACACGTCCAGATCATTCAGATGCTCTTGCAAATGATCCAACGCAACTTGCAACGTGTTCACGTCCATGTAGTTGAGTTGAGCAGCCGCTCCATTCGGGAGCACAAGATATGTGCGCCCCATCGGTAAATCTAAAACTCGCTTACTCATCTTCGACCTCCAATCTTCCAGTGCCACCGCACGTTTCACATTCCATTGGTTTGACATCGATGATCCCTACGTCTCGGTTGAAGTTGTGGGGTCGATAGACCTCCACATCAACGATCCCCTCACCATCACAATCCCAACAGTGATCAGGTCTCTCCCATTTCTTGCTATAAAATACCTTGTTAAAGATATCGCTCAACATAACCTCCATCGGATCTACCTTAGGCATCTTCTTCCTCCCATCTTGCTTCTCGTTCCTTGATCTCTTCATCAGTGAGTGTCCGACAATGGTGCTCACCCAACGTGAACTCACCAACGCAATCCGTACCTTCGACCTCGTACTCTGCTTGGACTTCGATGCCCAACCGATGCAGTTCTTCCCACACAGGAATGGGTGCATCCCATGCCGTCCAACAATTGAAC